CATTTTGCAGAACTAAAAAAAGTTAAGAATGATTTATTAAATAATACTTTAAAATGTGATAATAAATATCATTCTTTTTTACAAGAAAATAGATATAAAATAGTTCCGAAAGAAATGAATAAATCAATACATTACGATTTAAAAGAAAATCCATTAAAATATTTAGAATTTTTTGTTTTTATGAGTAAATATTTGGAAAATAAAAATAAAAAATTATTTCAAGTTTTTCCAATTCGTAAAAATATAATTTTGAAACATATTGATATTGATACAAAAAGTATTATTGAATTATCAAATTTAACAGATAAAAATATATATTTGAGTTCAATAAAAGAATATCAAGACGAATTATGGAATACATATTTTTGTGAAATAAAAGATAAGAAAAATTATAAATTTAATAATCGTATAATGACAGATGGAGTTTCTTGTTCTATTTGTTATATTGATAAAACACATTATGGAAAAAAAAATGTAAAAAAACCTAAACAAAAAGAAGAATATATTGAATTTCCTTATATTGATGAGGTTAATTTTGATACATTAAAAAATAGTTATGAAAATGAAAATTTTGTATTTATAGATCCAGGAAAAAATAATTTACTTTATATGATGGATAAAAATAATAATTTTATGAAATATACAAATAAAAAAAGAATAAGAGAAACAGAAAGATTAAAAATTCAGGATCAAATACAAAAGATAAAAGAGAAAAAAGATATTGATAAAATAGAAAATGAACTTTCAAATTATAATTCAAAAACTTGTGATTATAACAAATTTAAAGAATTTATAAAAAAGAAGGAAGAAATAAATGAAAAAGTATTCAGTTTTTATAAAGAATTATTTTTAAGAAGAATGAAACGAAGAGCATATATAAATACTCAAAGAAGTGAAAGTAAATTAGTAAATAATATAAAAACCAAATTTGGAGATAATCCAAAATTTATTTATGGAAATTATAATATAACAAAACAACAAAGAAATTTTATTTCAACACCTTGTATTAGTTTAAAAAGAATGTTAAATAAACACTTTGAAATATTAAATTTAGATGAATTTAGAACCTCTTGTTTAAGTTATATTAAAGAAGATAAAGTTAAAAACTTGAAAATAAATGGAAGAGAAATTCACCCAGTCCTAATGCTAACGCAGAAAAATAATGGTTTAGGGTGTATATCTCGTGATAAAAATGCAGTTTTAAACTTTAAAAAAAATTTTGATTATTATTTAGAAACAAAAGGAAGACCTCAGAGATTTTGTAGAGGTTATGATATAGACAATTATACACCCATTAATATATGGTAAGTAGAAAATCAGAGTTCTTTTTTATAAAAAGAACAACCTTGAAAAAGGTAATGTTATTACATTTTTTTAAAATTAAATGTCCCATTTATTATAAATTTAATTAATAATAAATCTCTATAAAAAATATGTATCTAAATAATAAAATGGACGACATAAAATTAGAAACTCAAAAAATAAAATTAGAAAAAAGATCATTTATTCATAATTATACCTCACAAAATGAAATTCAGTTAGATACAACTGAAATAAATAATACTATGGAAATTAATGAAAACAATGAAAATAAAGAAACAAGTAATTCTAATGAATCTATTATTAAAAAATTAGATCAACAAAAACAAAAATAAAATATATATTTTAACTTTTATATATTAATGTTTTACAATTGAATTATTATAAAATAATTTTTATAATAATTTTTATTTAAATAATTAATTTATTAGTTTCCCAACATAAGCATAATCTTTTATTTTTAAACGGATTTTATTTAAACTACTCATTGTATTATCTGTAACATATTGACAAGATAATATTATTCTTTTTTCATTTTTACATAATTTTGATGCCCTGTGATATAAATAATTACCCTCAAAACAAACTGAATTATTATTATTTAATTTTACTGATTTTATTTCATTCTTATTATTCATAAATTGAAATTCAGTACAAGTTGAATTATTTATAATCGGTATTAATAATGTAAAAAAACGACCATTGTAATAATTATAATCATAATGCCAATTAATCCAATCACCCTCATTTTCATAAATTAATAATGAACAACTTGTTGGTAAATTTAAATTTGTTGGAAATAATTTTAACTTTAATTGACTTGATACAATATTACATAACTTATTTTGATAATAATATATTAAATTTGGTGCATATTTTTGTATATGTTGTGTAGATATTGTTATTCCTCTTTTATTTGGTAATGCACAATTTAAAATTGTTTCTGGATATGTCTGTATATTTACCCGCTTTTGAATTTCTTTATTTTTTATTAATAACTTTATTTCATTTTTAATTATATTATTCAAAAAAACTTGAAACTCTTTATATAAACAAAAATTTTCTGTACATATGTATTTTTTATTTATTTTACATGACCCAGAATTATATCCATATAAAAAAAGTATAAATAATATTATTATAATTATTAATAATATATATTTTAAATAAGTTTGATATTTACTCATACTATATATATTATTTATTTTTAAAAAAATTTATTTATTCATTTTAGTATTTATATTGTATCTATGTCGTATCTATGTTGTATCTATGTTGTATAATGTAATATTCTCCTTCCTACAATAAGGACAACAAATATTCGTATTTTTCTTGAAATATTCATTAAAACAATTATAACAAAATTGATGGTCACAACATGTTATTATTTTTGTCTTACTTTCATAACAAATTGGACACTCTATAATAGTTTCCACTTTTTTACTTTCTTCTATAATTAACTTTTTATTAATAGTAAATGTTTTTATATTATTCTCATTATCCCACTCAATTATATATCTATCTGGCTCCATCTCTAATATCCAATTTACTATATCATAATATCCATTTGTTACAGCACTAACCATACAATAATCATTATCTACTTTCAAATCTAAATCTTCTATGTTCTCTTTTAACCACTTTGCTACTTCCAAATTTCCGTAATAACATGCTCCACATATTGAATATTCATATTTTGTCTTATAATTCATTTCTGGAATAATATTATATAACCATTTTACTATTTCTAAACCACCATTATTACAACACTGTGAAAATATATTATCATTATCTATTGATATATTTATTTCTGGTTCTAATTCTAATAAATATTTAGCAAATTCTACATCATTATTTAAACAAACATGATGAAATAATAACTCATCATCCTTTTTTATATCTATTTTTTCAATTTCCATAAAATAATCAAATATATCTTTCGTCAATGATGAAGCGGAAAATAAGTATGAATCATTATTTATCTTAATATCATATTTATTTATTAAGTACTTAATATCATCCAAATTTATTTTGTATTTTATTGTCTTGTAATTATACAAAAATATATTTATTGTTTCTACATTTATCTTGTATAAATCTATTTCAGATAAATACTTAATTACATCTAATATTGTTGTATTGTTTATTTCTTTACTATTACTTCTATTAAAATTCTTCGTTTCAAATAAACCTTTTAATATTTCAATATCAAATTTAAACTTTATTCCTTTATTCATTAATACTTTTATTAATTCAATATTATGAAAATATAATAAATTATACTCTAAACAATTAAATAATTCTTCATCTTTATTTTCATTTATATTGTATTCTGAAATAATATTATAATCTTCATCACTTATATTGATGATAGTTAAACATTTTTCAATATTTTCTCTATTTATATAATTAACCATATTTTTGAAAAAATTATATTTCCTACTATCTGAAAAACTAGCATAATCTACATTTTTTAAAAACTCCTCCACAATTAATTTACAATCACAAAATAAATCCAATATTTTCTCATACAATATATCTTTGTTTTCTTCATTGAAATAATTACTTATTTTCATGTAAAAATTAAATACATCTTGTGGTAATAATTGTGTATTCCATACATTAAAATAATTTAATTTAAATATCATATGTTGAAATTCATCCTTAAATTTATCATATAATATTAATTTATTATAAGACCATTCAAACATTACAATGTTAGAACTTTTTATTGACTCTTTAAGTAACTTATCTAAATAATTTTTAGTATCTTTTTTGTTAAAATTATCAAGTAACCTTTCCATTAGGTAATAATCTTTATTATGAATAATGTTTTGTATCATAAACTTAATTGTACCTATATTAATTTTCAATTTTTTAACTTTATTTAACAAATAAATTATTTTTTCACTTGAAAATGTATGCATATATTTTAATAAATTTGATATTGTATGTTTGTCCTTATAAACATTTTCAAATAATTCACTCATTTCATTATCTATATTTTCAACTTTCACTATCTTCTTGAAATCAAACGAATATAATGAAAACATAAATCTTTCCTTTTCTAAATCTTTTTTATCCTTTTTTAATATATTTTTTATTAAATCTACCAAAACATTATCATACTCTAAATTATCAATATTTAATTGAGTTATTTCTTGCGTTGGAAATCCTGAATGTGTTTTTATTAATAAACTATTAATCATTTCATCATCCAATATTGTCTTCTGTCCTGAAATATGCCAGTATATAAAATGAATATTTGGCATATATTTAAATACATTGTTTATTATGATATTCTTAGCATTGTTTATTAAATCTATATTTTCCAATTTAATATCCAACCATTCTATATAATACCAATCATATATATCACCATCTTCTAATCTAATTTGAATAATATTTGATAATATATAGTTTTTTATTTTTTTCTCGAAATTTTGAATATATTTTATTTCACATTTATTTATTATATCCAATAGATTAACAAAATATTCTTTATTATTGTTGTCAATCAATAATTTAGCATAATCTATTATGAATTTACTATTATCTATTAATTTAAATTTATCAAATAATACATCCATTGTTTCATTAATTATATATACTTCCTCCAAATGATTTTCTAAAATATTATTTTCTATTTTTCTTACATTTAGTTTTTTGATAATATTATTATCTAATTCATTTAATATTAAATAATTATTATTTTCTATTGAACTTAATATCAAATTATTCACATTTGTTGATAATATATCATCTTTATATTTTTTAAATAAATAATAGGAAACGTTTATTGGAAATTTATTAATTAGTAACTCTATTAAATTTCTTCTATTTATTACATTTTTATATTTCTTTATTACTTCTAATAATTCATCATTATTCATCGAAAATTTCTCAATTAAATTAGTTAGCAATTCTAAATTATCAAGATATAAACAATTAATGATAGATATATTTTTAAAACTAGTTAAATGCTCTTTATGACTTAATTTATGATAAATATAATTAAATTTAGTTATATTAAAATTATTTTTACTTGTTGTTGAATTAATTTTATAAATTTCATTTTTATAATTGAAATCTGTAAGATAATCTTCTTTCAAAAACAATATTAAATTAACCACTAATTGAAAAATTTCATCATTACACTTAAATAAATCATTAATATAAAAATTATTTTCTAAATCAGAAATCATTTCAATCTTATTTTTATTTTTTTTTATACTTTCAACCATTAATGTACATGTATCTATATTTTCTATTTTTATTAATAATTTTATAATAGATATATAATCATAATATTCCAATTTATATAAATTATTTTCTATTAAATACTCAAGTAATTTATAATTATTATGTTTAATACTTATATCTATAATTGACTCTAAATTTATGTATAAATTAATATTTACTAATTGAAAAATACATGTTGCATAATTTATTTTATTTTGTTTTATTATTTCTTCAACCATATTTTCAAAATTAAAATTAAAAATCTCCGATGATTTATTTTTAATAAATGCCTCAAAAAAATTCAACCTATCATTATCTAAACATTGTAATAATATATTGCTTTCATCTTTACCTGGAAAAATAACATTCTTGTTTTGACTTAATAGTGATTCATATTCTGGAAACTCATCATTATTAATATGATTTAATAATTTATCATGAATATTCATTATAAATTATTTTATTACTAAAATTTTATATATAAAAAATAGTATTTTTTAATAAAAAATTAATTATTTTTTAGGATAAACTCTTTTTAAATTAGATATTTCCGTTTTTTCTCTGTTATTATAAATGAAATTAACAACTTTTTCACCTTTTTGATGATTTTTATAAAAATCACCCAATCTATCTAATAAATATTTTTTACTTAAAGGTTTTGACCTAAGTGATTTTTGAAATTTTAAATTACCATCTGCTGTATTTAAATCATTAATATTATGATTTTCCATAAAATCAAGCAATTTTGGTGTAATTTCTTTTTTTTTATTTTTTCTTTCTTTT